GCAAGGATAAGTGGTGCAGTGTTTTCATCTGCCTCTGGATAAAATACAAAACTAATCCAATGATTAGCGTGGATATGTGGTTCTGTATTGTGAGCATTCTGTGGTCCAAAACTATTCCTATTGATCCAGAAGTCACTAATCTGTGGGTTTGCTTTCTCAGATAAACCGTACAGTTCAGAAAAATGTGGGATCTTACTATTAATATAGTCAGTTAGTTCTGGAATATCTTCTTCTAGTGGACCACTTTGCCACCCATTTGTATGGTAGGAAGGTCTACTCTTCTCAAGATCAATACAGTATTGGAGAATCTTGTCACAATCTACAGGAAGAACCTCTTGTGCTAGAAAACTAGCAAAGATAGGTTGCAAGTTCATTAGAATGTACCTGGCTCCTTGTATAAATTCATAGCAAACACTCTCCTATTAGCAGGAGTAGGTGGTACACTATGCTTTAATTTACCATCAAATATAATCAACTGTCTCTCTGCTGGATGGTATTGTGCGAGATCAAATATAACAGGTGAGCATCCCTCATCCAACTTTAAAAATCCTACAGCAGAGAAGTCTGCTGGAAAATGACAATGAGGTAGAGTATAATCTCCGTGAGAATAATCAGCACCCCATACATCTCTTGTATAATATTCTATATCATTGGTACCATCATTGAGTCCACCAAAAACTCTACCACCTGTACCATATACTAAATTAGATATCATCTTACAGCACAAACAAGTGAACTCTACAGTCTTAGGCATCTGTAGATTCCACTCGGTCTGTCTTGCTTTTACATTTGTTATCTCAGGTCCCCTAATATCTAATGCCATCCATTGATCGATGGCTTCATTGGCTTCTTTTATACACTCATCAGGAAGAATGAATTCATAGATGGGTTCACCACCACCTTGCATATAGGTTGTCATTTTTTAATCCACCTAGGTAGATAAAAGATTAACCAAGCAAGAGTCCAGAAGGTTAGTAGTACCATTATGTGTAGTATCCTACTAGAGTTTACTATCAACCCTAAGGTCACAAGTCCCATCCAAAGATAGTCTAGGGTACCGTGAAATCTATACCATACATTCGCACCAAATCTATCAATGAATCCTTGCCTACGTCTTGCGAACCACGGTGACACGTGCCTCATCATAACGAAGCCTTCATTGAAAAACATAACGAAGAATCCAATCCAAAAAATCATCGTCCTGGTATGTACCTCTGTGCTTTGGTGGCTGCATCTTGTACTAATGGTATCACATCGCTCTCCACTCTCTCAATTATTTCATCAACAACACTTACATCTATGTCCATAAATGGTGGAATGATACCAAGGATACGAAGAAGACCGTCAACAAATAATGCTAGGCATATAAATCCAAGGATCATACTAATAATAGTAGCCTTAAAATTATGCTCTGCCATTGACTTCTCATCAATTGCACGTGCCTCATCAACAGCAGCAGCGATTAATTTATCCACCTCCTCTTTTGTATAGGAGATGTTTTTTATCATCTCTTCGGTCATTGGTCTAGGTTACCGATCACCTTCAGCTCGGTTCTCGGATTTAGTAACGGTAAATTCACCTTCTGGATACCTTGCTGCTAACTTAACAGTATTGCGGAAGAATACTTCCTCTAACCTTAAGTTTAAAGCGAGACAAGCTTGAGCACTGTACCATAATATATCACCCAGTTCTGTCATCAAATGATCTCGGACATCTGCATTATATTCTTTGCCCTGAAACTTAATCTTTTTAACAAGTTCCATAAACTCACCTGCTTCAGCAACTAACCCTGAGGCAGCGGTATCTAGTCTTTCAATTTTACATCCTGCTTTATGTAGCTCCTCGTACCTTTTTAATAGTGAATCGTAATCCTTAGAGGGATCACTTGTTACGAGGTCAACAAAATCGATATACTTATCAAGATCGATTTCTAACTTCTCTTTATGGGTTGCTTTCTCAACAACTTTCTTAGCTGAGGGGGTACCAAAGCCAGGAAAATCATTGGGCATTCCTTCTACATCGATAGTCATACTTTAAAATCGTTAAATTTACTTTTCCCAAAGACATTGACTATGTTATCATCGGACTCATCATCCTTCTGACCAGAATCAATAATCTTGGCTTGATCCTTACAATCATACAACCTCATCTTGTTTCTGTCAATGCCAACTACAAATCTCTTATTCATTGTAGGGTCATTATATCTATTCTTCAACTGCTTAACCATTAGCTTTCCTTCTCCTTCCAATTCCTCGCTAGAAATGAGAGCGAACATAAGGTCAGCAGTAGCAGGAAGTCCGAAAGATTCAGATGTGTCGGTAAGGTCAGGATCGCTAGAAGCGAACCCAGAACGAGTAGTTTGAGTAGCACTGACAATCGGTACGTTACACTCTCCAGCAAGACCACGAAGCTCTTCAGCAATCGCTTTAACATACGTATAAGAATTGACAATCGCACCTTTGAACCTCGTACTAGAACAGATGTTAAGATAATCTACAAATATTATATCAGGTACAAAGGACTTTTTAATTGATAGCTCTTGCAACAGTGCTTTGAAATGTCCACAATGTGCTGAGGCAGTAGGGTACTCTTTAACAATCAAACGACCCTGTGTCTTCTTAGATATCCGTGTGATCTTCTGATCAAACATAATCTTAGGAAGAGTCTCTAACTGTTGTACGTTAACGTTGAGAAGGTTAGCATCAATACGTTCTGCTATCTTTTCTTCTGCCATCTCAAGGGTAATGTACAATACATTCTTACCTTGCATCAAATGAGACGCAGCAGTATGACATAGGAACAGTGACTTACCTACACCAGTACCAGCTAGGGCAATGTTTAATGTCTTATTACCTAGACCACCCTTAGTGATCTTATTAAACATCTCAAGATCAAATGGTATCTTCTCCTCTACACGATGATAAAATTCAAATCTCTCATCAGAATCATATAGGTAATCGTGACCTACTGAGTTATCAAAACTAACAGACAATGCATCTGTAAGGATAGATGGTATAGCATCACGTCCCATTGTCTCAGAGTTACCGTCAGCAATCTGAATAGATTCTAATAGTGCATTGTATACTGCACGATCTCTACACCACTTCTCTGTAGTATCACATAACCATTTTAATTCGTGTGGTTCATCCTGACTATGACCTAACCAATCTACTATAGTAGTATATGTGTCACCAGTTAAATCACTACGTGTTTCTAACTCAATACTCAATGCTTCCTTAGTAGGAATAGCATCGTACTTAGTGAAGTACTTATTAATCTCATCGAATACAATCTTATTATTAAGTTCCTCAAAATACTCATCTTTCAAATGAGGTAAGACCCTACGAACATACCCTTCATTATACAGAAGGGAATTAACGATCATAGATTCAACATTACTAGACATAGTGTGTGTACGTAGTGGCTATGTACTTGCTGTCAGATACAGCAGGGTTAGCCTTATGAGGGTAAGTCCACAATGGTGGGAAGATTAATAGTGTACCAGCTTTAGGTTTAATCTGCAATCCATTGCGAAATTCTGTTTCACCACCCTCTTCTACGTCATTAAGGTACCATTGAATAGCTAAAAATCTCTTAGCACTTTGATGATCTCCCACGTCAACGTGCATTTCAAACCTATCATCGGTACCCTTACAATACTTTTTAACTCTAAGTTGTTCCATCTGGGAACGAGCAGGGAAGAAGTCACGACAATCTACATCATCCATATACTGCTGTACGTGGTAATGACAAGATTCTATAAGACACTGCTGTATAATACTATAGTCAGCGTGTACCTTAGAGTGACCTTCATCACTATTCTCATCGAGAAATTGTGTTAGGTTCCACTGTTTAAATTTGGGACGACCATCATCATCTATCTCTTCGTGTATCTGTTCTTCAAATAAACGAATAGTATTCTTACATACATCTTCCCTTAGGGCATCTTCATATACCCTAATAAAATGTTGCTCAGCTTCCATATGAGAACTCCTTTTGTGCACACTCATCTAACGCTTGAAGAACCTCCTTGGTGAAATACTTCTCAGGATGATCATAAACATTTTTCGGATAAACTTTTGCCTCTCCAATCTCATATCTGTTTCCAGCTTTTTTAAATACTTCGTATTTTTCTCCAAGTGAGAGTAGTCCGTAATAGGGGTCCAGTCCTCGTTCATCGTAGAACAATCTCGTCTCTACTTCCGCGTGCTCTTTAGTAAGTCTTGACTTTGCTGTCTTAGCTTTAATAAGGTTTCCAACAACTTCTTTCTCACTCTTTTCCTTTTTGCGGCTGAGATATATGATCGTAGACGCGGCATATTTGAGACCAGAACCGCCTCCCATTTCTTTAGTAGGGATGTAACTGCCGACAACATCGTAGGTATGATTGGTAACAATAAGGGGGACATTTGCTTTACCCAATTTAAGGGTTAAGACTCTGAAGATTGACTTCACAACTTGAGCTCGTGTCATATCACGTGTCTCTTTACCTGCTTCCGAGTCTTCTACTTCCTTGGTGGTACTTAGCATACCAAGAGAGTCAAGAACAAACATCAATGGTTGTCGATCTGCTTCATCCTGCTGCAAGTATTTATCCAATATCTTTATTGATTGGGTACGAAACTCCTGTACGGTAGTGATAGGTACTATCATCATACGTTGAGAGTCTATACCACGTGACTCAATCATCTTCTTACTTATAGCACTCTCAGACTCAAAGTAAATAACGCCAGCATCAGGATTAGATTGGAGAAAGTGATGTACGACACTAAGACAGAAAAAAGTTTTACCTGTGCTCGACTCACCTGCGATAGCTGTGATCTTATTAGCAGGGATTCCTCCGAAGATGCTTCCTGAGACAAGTCCGTTAAAGATGTACGAACCTGTATCGATAAACGAACCAGTGTCACCAGCAGCGACACCATCACTAACAACAGAAGCGTACTCATTACCAATGTCCTTTACTACATCATTTAAAAAATTGCTCATACAAAAAAGTCCTCAAGGGTTGCTATCTTCTCTGCCTTCCAGTTAATCGTATCAAGAATAACCTGCAAGGGATCAAGGAAACTCTTCTGGAATTGTAAGTCATAATCTATAGACTTGTCAAGTCCAAATTCCTTTGGTAACGTCTGGAAGAATGACACTACATTCTCCTGAATCATATTGGGTGTACGTAAGTAAAGGAACTTAACCTTCTCACCCTCTTGGATTAAAGGATACTTATGTGTTATCTTATTCTTCTTAGCGTGGAAATTATATAGTAGAGCACCACGTACGTGAATAGGAGTACCTTTAGTATAGATTGCATTTGGAGAGGTAAACTTAGCAAGGTTGTTACATCCTCTAGGGAATGCTATGTCCTCAGGAGGAAGGGATTCAAATTTATTTCTGAACCCAGAGATATATTGTTGTACATCATCCTCGGTACCGTTCATAATAACATTCAATGCTTCCTTAATAGCTACACGACAGGAAGCAGGGGTGGAGGACTTGACTGCCTCAATACCCATCATCTTTAACTTAGGTTCATTGTACTGTACACCCTCACTGTTCCATACATTAAGAATGTATCTCTTCTTCGCTGTCCAGATACCTTTGTTTGCTATATTCTCACGCTTCATAATCATCTTCTGATCATAAGCATTTACATAGGTTGCCAGTTCTTCGTAAGAATTTTGTATATACTTTTCAAGTTCCACGTCACACACCTTCGTAAGGAACCTAACAATGCTTTGATCGCTTTTCTCTCTGCCCTCGAATACAGTTTCAACCAGAGGACCCAAGTTAAGATAAATGGAATCGGTATCAGAAGCAATAACATAATCAGTGTCCTCAGTTTTAAGTACTTTGTTTAAATAGGTATTCATTTTACCCTCAATCCACCGTATCGATACCTGCCCACTAAGAGTAATTGCCTCAGCGTTAGATAAGTTATAGTATCTAAAGTACTGATTTCCAATGGCACCATAAGCCGAGTTGAGTTGTATTTTTCTAGCCATTTGGATGTTATTGAATGCACTAATATCTCTTTGTAACGAGGGGTTTGGCTCCACTTCATACATCCTTTTGGCAGCGAGCATTTTTTTCTTATATATCGTACGGTCATCATAAATCCTCTGCATCATCTCTGGGAGGAACCCGTGAATGTCTTTGCGATATTGGGCTCCATTGGCACACACGGCATAATCTCCACTGATCCTGACTTGTTGACTAAGCAGTCCTTCAACACTGGCATCGGGGTGCCTCCTTTCGGCAAGCGTTTCTGGAGAAATATTGTATTGCATAATAAGATGAGGGTAGAGACTGTTGAGGTCAAAGCTAGCAACCCAATTATATAAACCAGGCTTTGGTTCCTTGACATACGCTCCAGCGTACTTATCATCCTTTTTTGCTTCTTGTTTTGGCGGGACACAGATCTTTCTCTCCTTTAAATAATTGTATATAAGGGTGTCCCACATTCTTACCTGTGAATACACATCTTCAAAGTTTACCTTAGCATCAAATGCCATAGTGACAGCAAGTTCCAGAAGTTTCATCTTCTGTTCTAGTCTGTCAACCAACTCAACGTCGTGGATGTTATACTCCACAAACTTATCCCAGTCATTAGTATAGAACGCTTTAAAATTCTCATACTCTGAGTGGTCTAGTTTCTTTTCACCAAGTTCAACCGTAGCAATATGATCGAGACGGTAACTCTCTTGGTTTGTGTAGGTAAACTTCTGATAGAGGTCTAGGTAATCCAGTATGGACACACCTAGTATATCATAAGCAAGGTTCTTACGCCCTCTTATGTAAACCTCTCTCATATTAACCTTGTTCCAAGGAGACAAGGACTTCATCCATTTGTCACCAAGGATACGATCTATTCTCCTACAGATATAAGGTATATCATATAGGTTACAGTTCCATCCAGTAATAATATCAGGAGTATTATGTACCCAGAACTGTATAAAATCTGTTAACATATCCTGCTCATCAGAGAAGACACGGTACTCATTCTCACCGTGATACTCTCTGGTACCCCAAGTAATAAACTTACCTGTAGCAAAATCTTTAATGGTAATTAATAGTATCTTCTCTGCTGCTGCCTCAGTATCAGGGAAACCATTCTCACATTCAACCTCAATATCAATGGTATAGATTCTCATATCCTTCAGATCAAACCTGATCTCTCCAGGATACTTCTCACTTATCCATTGATAGACAAATCTTTCGTAACCATATACTGCAAATCCTTCTACATCTTTATACTTTTGTATGAACTCACGAGCACGTCTGGCACCATCCTGTCTCACAGGTGCCATAGTCTCACCTTCCAAAGTTTTCCAGGTACCCTTAGGTGAAGGTACAAAGAGAGTTGGCTTAATAATATCTTTGAATGAAATAGGCGACCCATCTTCATACCCACGGCAGAGAATAGAATCGCCTAACAGAGTGACGTTAGTATAGTATGTCACAGGGCTTTCTTGTAGTTCGTAGTAGTTTCTTCTGAGGGGTCCACTATAGTAAGAATCACGTCACTTGTCAAGAAGATGTCACGTTGATCAGTGTACAGTGGATAAGTACTGAACTCACCATCAGTTATCTTATAACAATTTTGTATAAGGTAACTAGGTTCCTCATCTAGTTCAATCAGTTCCCCCATCAGGTGACTGTGATCCTTCAGGACTACTATTTTCAACGGATTCATTGTGATGTGCCTCGGTTAATTTTTCATACTTTGCTAGAACCTCTGGATGAGGATCATAAATTGTTGATACTTGATGTAGTTGCATCAGACAATTATTATTTACTGATAAAGGTATCCAAGGAAAGAGTTCCAAGTTAAGATCATTAATCTTTTGTGGACTATCAGAGGTACCCTCCTCAAATAACATCTCAGCAGTTGCAGAAATTGTTACCGTATAAGGATTGGTCAGCACATATCCTATAGGACTGTATGAATCTTGTTTAGGATAGGCTTCTTTTACATCAGCAATAACGTCTTCACCTACGGCGGTTCTTACGATTTTTACGGTCATAGTTCTTTTCCATTAATTGATTGAACACACCCTTAACAAGATCGCCAAAGGCTTTCCTTGATGAAATATTCTTTTCATCTGATAGTACTCTAGCATAATATAAAACTTCCTCCATATCAGATGTCGGAATGTCAAGACAGATGTTCTCATAATCATCTGTTCCTCTTGGAGTGCAGTTTACATAATAATTCATTTAAAATTCTCCAATAAAAAGAGAACCCCTAGGGGTTCTCTCTTCTGTTGTACCTTATATATACAACTTATTGCAGGGTTCAGAATGTGAACTTAGCACCAACCTTTGCAGACCAGTCGATAACGTCTTCGTTAGAAGCTTCACCAGTGATTCCAGCGAGTTCGCCGTAAACACCTAGAGATTCTGTAGCAGCAACACTGATTCCAGCTTTACCTGAGAACTCAGTAGTAGTGTCGTCGCCATCGTTGATGAAAGCAGGACCGCCCTGTACGTAATATCCTAACTGACCTTCGCCGCCTTCGAATCCGAAGTGAACGTCTGTAGTAGCAGCATCATAATCCCCATCAGGATATGAAGCATTGGCTTCTACGTTAACGTAAGGACCTGCAAAAGCAGAACCAGCGATAAGTGGAGATGCAGCAAGTGCTGCGATTAGAGGTTTAAACATTTTTTTTGTGAAGTGTCTCGCAAGAATAAAAAATCCTGCGGATGATACCACCCCCGACTAGGGTGATTTTTGAACATCGACGCAGGGTTACGATAGTTTCGAGTCCTGTGCTTTATGTTAAGTTATTTATACTATCAGATGAGTTGAAACTTGTCAAGCCCTATGCCGATAGTAATGAAGAATGCTAGTTCAGCCAATGGCTGTGCACTAGAAGGGATCTGAAGTAGGGTACCAGCTAGTATGTGAGTCATAAAGCTAGAAACAGGTTCGGAAGACCGTAATAAACTGAACCGAACAGTAAAGTAATGAAAATGATTTGATACATTAGGCTCCTGACGGTACAGTAATAGGGATCATTTTCCCACCACCACCTTGATCATCATCATCGTCTCTTGGTTCTGTTATCTCTAACAAAAATTCAACGATAAGGAAGGCAATGACAGGTACAAATGGAAACAAAAGTGCCATTTGAAATTCGGACATTAAAATATGCCTGGAATGATCTGACCTGTTGTTGCGACCGCACCTATTCCAGCAATGATACCTATCATCGCTAGTCTTCCATTAAGGAGTTCTGCCTCCTTCCAATCCTTCTCTTCAATGACTTGTACCTGTGGTTCTTTGGCATACATATTCTGTCTGCCGCCATCTTCTGTAGTAACCATTTTTGTTCTGTTAAGAAAGGTAACATAATTATATATAAAAGATTAATTTTTTGTCAAGTATAATTACTCAGTCCTGACATTAAAAAAGGGTCGGATTACCGACCCTTTGAGTACTCTTTTCCTTTGTGTTAGTAGTGTGGGAGATTGGATTCCTGTATACCAATAAAGAACGGGCATTACTACAGTAGTAAGTTTTACGTCCTTGCCTGAGACCCGACTGGTAAGTCGATTCTGCTTTCGCAGCAGCACCACCTGTGTCTCATCACCTTATCCAGCATTTGCCAGAAAGATTATTCAGTCACTCCCTATGTTGAGCTCTCAACAAATATAATATATCACTCCTTGTCAGACTTGTCAACTACTTGAGGTGGATCAAGTAACGGTTCTATATCTGGCACATCGGTACCAGTAATAATGACAGCAGGTACTGCTATAGAAAGTGCAGCCAATGTCATCGACACCTTTAGTAGTTCCAGAAGTTCTACCATTCATCATCTCCTTGTAGATCCTTAACCCACTGTTGTCTGCCACAGAATCCGTGTGCATCCTTTGTACCATCCATATGGTATTTCGTATGCAGGACTTCTACCATAAGGAAGAATCCTATACACATCATTGGCAGCATCCAGAGTGGATGACCAAAGACCTCACAAAATTCTTTGTAATAATCTTCGAACTTCACTCTGGATATGCGGTTAAACTATCTATACTATATCATAAACTTTCCTCTGTTGTGCTTCTGGTAACACTCTAGTTAAAGTAACTGTCAGCAAACCATTATGGAATGCCACGTTACTTATCTCCACATCATCAGACAAGTTGAATGACCTGCTGAATGCACGTGCTGCTAGTCCCTTGAATGTATATTCCCCTTGCTCATCTGCTGATTGATCCTTGGTACTCTTAATCAAGAGTTGTTTGCGTTCAGTTGAAACCTCTACATCTTCTTTGCTCCATCCAGCGAGTGCCATTTCAATCTTCCACTCGTTCTCTGATTCTTTGATGATGTTGTAGGGAGGGTACGAGGTACCTTGAGGGTTCAATCCAAAAGCGTGAAGTCTGTTGATGGTGTCATCCATCCCGACACTATATTTGTTGATAGCATCGAATAGCACGTCCATATCTTTGGACACGAACTTTGTAAGTCCAGTCATTGTTTTAGCTCCTTAGTAAGCGAGTTTGTGTTTTGTGGTCCCCGAAGGCAACCACCTATATTTAGTGCATATAGTACAAATGTTCAACCGTACCAGTGATTCGGATGTCCGTATTAATACCTGTTTTGAGTATGATTTTTGGCTAAATAGGGATGAAAGGTATCGGGGAATTATGAAAAAGGCACTCTTGCTTTTTGGAATGGTTTTGATGAGCTCCGCAAGTGTAGCGAGAGCAGACATATATCATAAGATGACGACTAGTGCTGCATTACAAGTAGACGCAGCTAGTACATCTGTAAGTAGAGTAGGAACAACCTATAGTACGTCAGGAAATAATGTAACCACAACGGTAACACCGTCTGGTGGATCTGCTGGTGCAAGTCTGGGTGGTCTAGTTGCTCCTACAAGTGCAACCGCTGCTGCTACAGTTGTTATACCAGATGCAACACAAACTGTTGCTGGAAATGCCTTTAGCTACACATCTAGTTTCACTGCTGGTGACGCTATCGTAACCACTGCACCTACTACAGGTACTACAACTGCTGGATATTCCAATCAGTATGCTACTGCTGCTGGTACTGGTGGTAGTGGACAGGCTCAGGTTACCAGTGCTCACAACTTTGCTGTTGATAGTAACGGTGCCACAATAACTGCTATTGGTGGTGCTGGTTCAACAGTTACAACACAGTTTGTATCTGAACTGACCGTTAGATAGTTCATATATAGAATGAAACGTATAGGACTCCTACTAGTATGTTTCTTTGGTCTCCCGCTGAGAACCCTTGCAGTGCCTGTGGTCCCCAATTTTCAGCAGGGCTCGATGACGAGCCATACGGAGACTGAATCTACTATAACGGAGACAATAAATTCCATTGATATGAGAACAGGATGGGAATACTCAGTGACTGGGGTAGGGATAGACAACAACGATCAACCGTTGAATCCCGCCGTGACTACATCAACAGTAACAGTGAATCCAAGCGTCGGATCAGGAGAAGCAACCGTAACAGGAAGCGTAACATCTTCGTTCGACAACTTAGACTTCTCACAACAAAACAACTTTACGATAACAAACCCAGGTGGAGCCTTTCAATTTACCCAGAGCTATCAAGGACCAGGGGTAACCAACCAGACCCTGATACAAAGAGTAACCACCGTAAAATCAGTCACCGACACAACTTCAACGTTTACGCAATAGGTAATGTCAGTAGAAGATTATCAAGAACCGCAGCCGCTTTATGCGTCACTAGTGCTAGTTTGTTTTCTACTAGTTCTGCTCTCGCTGAAGGCGTTGGGGGCGTAAGTGCTACTGCTAATCCTATAGCTAATAGTTCTGGCTCAGTAACTAACCAGGCAATACAAGTTTTACAAGGTCCATATATAACTAACACTTATGGTGGTGGTGTACAGTGTCAAGGTAGTACATTCAACGTGACACCATACGTTCAATTTGCCGACTCACGGAAGGATCCCTGGGTCGATTTTTATAATGAACCACAATATAATATGACTGACTTTACTGGTAGGACTACAACACAGACTGTTACCGTGAAGAACTACCCTTGGGAAGATTGGTATGATAATAGAACTAAAGCAGATGGTAGTAGATGGTTTGAAGATGGAGATGATATACAAATACAGGTGGACGTAGATGGACCTGATGGTGTACCAGATAATCCAGGTGAAGTTGTATGGCAGAAACCAGTTAGAACTGATATGTCTGCCAATCAAAGTTTAAACTTAGGTGTATCTGCAACACTATCGATACCATTAAATCGTAAGTTAGTTAGGCAATGCCACGAGGCTGCACAAGCACAGATCAATATGCAGAATCAATTGATATCTAATAAGAGATTAGATTTTGAACTTGCAAGACTTAAGAACTGTGGTGAACTCAAAAAGGCTGGGGTATTTTTCCATCCAGCATCACCCTACCATAGTGTATGTGCTGATGTTGTGGTAACAAATCCAGGTGGACAGTTACATCCACACAGTCACAACTTACCACGTCCTACTTTTGAGTCTTCTTCTGATTCTTCTCAGCCTTCTTCCGAGCTTTCTCCTTCTTCTGATGATTCTTCGCAAAGTTTATCCCAAGTAGTCCCTTCTTCTTCCGATACTCATTCGTCTTCAGCTCAGCCTGAGTCGGGCGGTACTGGGTTTTTCCAAGGATGGCGTTTACCTTGGCAATCACCTTCTTCACAGCAGGTTTCACAACCCTCAGCAGCAGATCAGCTAGGGGTTTTGCAAGTAGGGCAGAGCTTGCAGCCACAGACGCTATCACCGCAGTCGTCGTCACAATCTGAGGACTAGGTAGGTACGCTTCTACAGCACCTATATCCTCATAGAGAGTAACACATATTTTTACACCATCAGGGTTCTTAGGATCCCTTTGCAATTCAAATCCAGATACTTTCTCTTTCTGGTTCTGTGCTACATCACCTATACGTGGTGCTAATGGACCAGGACAAGGAGGATCTCCTTCTGGTTCCTCTGTATTTGGTCTTTCTGGTGTGTCTGGTGGAGCAGGTGCTTCTACATCCCCTGTGTTTATACCTTCGGGCTCATCATCTTGATCCATATATACTGTTCGCCACGTTAACTCACGTGCATCATAGTTTACTGGTTCAAAGTATGGCATACCACCATCACATAGAGTAGTATTACCTTTTGGATCATCATTAACTAGATTCTTATTAATAGATGGATCCTTACCAGTATTCTCCTTATGAATCTTGACACAACCAGGCATATCCACTAGAGGTGTACCAATAAGTGTTGTTACTGGTACCGCTATTGGTATTGCCTGAGGTGGAGTCAACTCCCACGGACGTATATTAGATACGTAAATGTTTGGTGTATCCTGAACATTTACCTGATTGATAATCTGTTGAGGTAGTATACGAACCCCTGTACCAGATTTATTAACTTGAATAAAATCTATATGCCTAACACCATTATTGATGTCAGGTATATTTGGGATCTCATTGCCCATTGGCTTCTATGATCGCATCTTTAATGACTGTCTTTAACTGTCTTAATTTTTTCTTACCAAGACCTGCTCTGGTATCTATCTGTACTTTTAACCAGTACACAAAGGCAAGTACTAGTATAAACTGAATGCCTTCACCCCAAGATAGGTTCCACGCTTCATTTAAATCAAGCGATGCTGCTGCTAATAAATTAATCATTTCAAAACCATTTTTAATATATAGTTATTTAACTGTGAGGGGTGGAGTCGAACCACCAAGTCCCGCCAGGAACATCAGCTAAACAGGCTGACACGTTTACCAGTTTCGTCACCTCACAAGGAAGCCCTATTGCAGGGCTGATATAAGACGAGTGACTCCGATTCCACCACCACTTCTAGGGAAGAAATCAAAGGACAAGAAGTCTTCTAGTTCCTTCTCTACTCTACTTCTACCGAATAGATCGATAATAAGCTGAGCATACTGACCATCAGAGATGGTATAGAACGTGTCACGCATCTGTTCCTTATCAGTGGAACGTTCTGCACTACCAATGGTTTCCATACCACCGAGGATCACATCGATCTTCTTACTGGTACCGTCAGTGTTACGTGCCATATTCCAGAAAGGTGATGTCCACTCAGGGAAATCAGTGATCATACCACGACTGATTGCTTTCTCGTGTTCGTGATCAAGTTCCTTAGTGTCATAGTCTTTACACCACTGATCATAGGTTCTTATGTTACCTACACTCAATGGTATACCTAACCACTGACACAATTCAATCTCCATTTCTTCCAGTTCCTTCACACCTCCCTTCATTTCAAACTCGAACATAGGGAAGATCGTTTCGTGTCTACCTGGTACTGGGTTTGGTTCTGCCCTATACGAGGTTGAGACACAAAAAAACCCTTCTGCTGAAGGATTGGATAACAATTCATATTCTAACCACATCTGACCTGTTTGAGGTAGTGGCCAAATATTATTACCGTAGTTGTATGTTGCTACTGTCTCTGGA